CCGCCGCCGCCACCGCCACCGCCATTTTCGATGTAAGCTCGGTCATATCTGAGGGTTAAATCGCAAGTGATTAGTTCACTGGTGGACATATCTAAGTCGCCAAATTCTACGGCCTGCGGCCAAACAGTCTCGAAAACCCAAGTTTCAATCTTTGTGCCACATCCATCGTAAAGTTCTAACGTGGCTTGTGGCTTCTTGAATCCATCACATGATGGTCCGTATTGACTGTTGGATCGTGGATCATAAAGCTCGGACAGCCATTCAAATACGGGATTGAGTGAATTTTTCTTCAGATCATAAAGAGTCAGTGTTATTGGCTTCCATTCAGGTTTGCCAGGATAATACACTGTTTCATTTAAGTGTTGAACTTCAATTTCCTTGAAGGACAGCGAAGGACGTGCAGCCTTAGATGGAGGTAAAGAACTTACTCCGTCTGCGCTCACGTCTTCAATTTTGAATAACCAGCGGTTCTTTCTTTTGAAGCAAGCATTTGGGTCTTCTAGCCCAAAGTCAAAGCCCATGTTTCTGCCGTTGCCGCTACGTGCCATGATTTACCTTAAAACCTTGCTCCAGGGACTCTTAGTTGAATATTCAAGGCAGAAGAATTCAAAGGAATTCCACCAAGACCAACATTGGCATATAAAAAGTTCACGTTTCCACCAACCAATCCTGGATTTAGCGATCCTTGACCACTGCCAATTCCTGCTCCCAACGGGAGTGTTTCTGGTGGCATCAAAGGAAAATTGTTGAAACTATTGTTGCCGCCAACGGAAATGCCTAAGCAACCACCACAAGCGGGGTTGATTGGCGCACCGCAATTTTGCAATACTTCAACGGCACTGTATCGCAGGGTTAGTTCAATATCCACTTCTTCTGATGACGAATAATCTAATTCGCCGAAGTTGATTCCTTGAGGCCAAACATTGTATAATTTCCACGTTTCCATAGTCGTGCCGCAACCATCAAAGAGCTTCAATACACCCATTCCGGCATATGATCTTCTTGTTGACGCTTGGTGTAATCCGACTGCATCGGTGAAGTTGTAAACTGAAGCGAGCCAGTCCCAGAGGGGTTTCATGGCTACCGCATTGGTGTCGTAGTAGGTAACAGAAATAGTTTCCCATTTACCTTTACCTGGAATCCAATCGGTTCCATGCAGGTAATTGATTTCTGTTTCTTCGACATTGAGGTTGGGTCGAGCGGCCAGCTTTACATAATGAGATGGCACATCCCCACGGACAAGACCTTGTACTTCAAACGCCCATCTATATTTGCGCTTGAATACAAGGTCTGAGTCCGCAAGATGTCCAAGACCCATATCCCTTGATCTTGGTGTCCATGATTTTGGCACGGGTATACTTGATCTTGGCATGGGTATATCCTATCTGTAGGTCGATTAGCAGCCTGCACAGCAAGGATTGACTTGACCACCGCAAAGTGGAATATACTGTACTTCGCTGTAGCGAAGCGTCAATTCAACCGTTACTTCTTCCGAAGAAGAATAGTCCAGTTCGCCAAAGTTAATGGCCTGTGGCCACATATGACTTAGGTTCCACTGTTCCATTGCAACACCGCAACCATCAAATAGCAACAATGTGCCGTCTGCGGAATATCCAGACGATCCTGGACCTGCTCCTCTCTTCGAGGACTGGTGCAGACCGATTGGATCGGTGAAGTTGTAAACCGTTGCTAACCAACTGAACAAACCTGTGATACCATTGCCGCCGTTACCAATGTCATAGTAAGTAACAGTAATGGTTTCCCAACTTCCCTTGCCCGGAATCCACATCTTGCCATGCAAGAAATTGATTTCCGTTTCTTCAACCGTTAGGTTAGGCCGTGAAGCCAACTTTACGAAGTGAGCAGGGATCAACGATGTTGTACCGCCGCAGTACGGCTGAACTTCAAATGTCCATCTGTATTTTCTTTTGAAGACTAGATCGGGACCGGCCAATTGGCCCAATCCCATATCACGCCCAGCACCTGATCTTGCCATAATTATCTCCTTGTGGTCTACTCTCTATTTGAGCCAGTTTGTTAGAAGGTATCTGCGTTCTCGGTGAAGCTGCCTGTTCTGTGAATCGAGAACTCGATGAAGATGAATTCAGCGGCTCTTGTTGGCTGAACGCCAATTTGCGCCCGGAACTCATTACGGTCGATTACATCAGGAGTATTCAATTCAGCATCGGCCTTGATGATGAAGTCGGTAACGCCCCGACCCACCTGAACCTCACGCAAAATCTGCGAAGCAATGCTTACAAACTTGCGCTGGAACGTCTCGTCGTTTGGATCGAATAGAAGCTGACGGCTCGCAGAGCGAATTCGTTTCTCTAGGTAAAACATCAATCGACGCACGTTTACACGGTCCAAAGCTGTTGGGCGGCGTTGCAGGGTCTTTTGACCCCAAACCAAGAAGCCGTCAACATCATTGAAGTGAACGATTGGGTTGATGCAGTTACGATTTCCGTACATCAAGTCACGCTCTGCAAGCGTCGGACGGTTGTAAACGTCGGTGATCGCCGGAACGATACCACGATTCATACCAGCCGGAGCAAACCAAGGAGCCGACAAGAAATCGCTTCGAGCGATAACTGCCATGATTGAGCCGCTAGGTGGAACCCAAACGTCAACCCGGTTGAAGTTGTCACGAATCTTAACCCAAGGCCAGTACAATGCACCAAAGTCCGAGTCAAAACGTGTGAGGTTCAGTGGGTGAGTACCGTTCTGCCACGCTACGATTTCACCAACCGTCAGACCGAATGGAGGATCAATGATCGCCAAGCAGTCCATACGGGTGTTCTGGCAGAAGTCCAACAGGGCCGTTACTACACTGGTGCTGGAGTGACCAGGAACAGCGATGAGGTCGATGTCGATCTGCTCTGGCTCGGACATCGTGTAGATGCCGGTGTAGCCGATCTGATTGCCGATAATCAAAGCGTCCTGTAAGTCCGGGTCAGACGGAATGCCGTCCGATCCACCAGACAAGCTGTAAATACCGTCCAAAGGACCAGCACCTTCAGCAGTGTTGTCGCTGATTCGGATGAAATCCGAAACCAGAGCCATGTAAGTTTCAACATAGAACCGACTTGTCTGGTTCTTTGTCAAGTTGCCCCATGCTTCTACCGATACGCCGTTATTGAAGATTTCGATAATAAAGTGGTCTTCACGAACGTCGTTTGTAATTCTGATCTGAGTCTGACTGCCTTCGATGCCAGGGCTGTCAGCATTGACGGAGAACGAGATGCTGCCGGTGTTGTTCACAGCGCCAGTTACGATACCGTATGTTGCAATGCCAACGGCACCAGTGACACCTTCTGGGCTTGAGCCACCGTGTGTTGATGTGTCGATGCCGAATAGTGCTTCTGCTGTGCTGTCTGGCTTAATGCGAAGACGTGCATCGTTTCCAGTGTGATTTGTGTTGAACTGTACGTTGTTGCCAACTGCTACAGCCGTCCAACCACCTGGGAGAGTGCCGCCGTTTTCAACCTTTTCAGCATTGATGGCGATAATGACATCAGCGATGACATTCGATGCGCCTTCGAGAGCCGACAGGTCAATTACTTGAACAACGCCGTCGATCAGCACGTTGTCCGTGCCGTCTACAACCATCTGAAGATTCAAACCTGTTAGACCTGTGAAGTCGTAAACACCAGGAGTCTGATATGCCACGTTAGGATACATAGCCATTGAGCCAGTAACCGATGCTTGAGTCATGCCAGTACCAAGGCCAGTTGGGTTTCCGGCCAAGACTGTTTTGCCATAAATGGCGTCCTGAACCGAAACCAATTCCAAAGAAGCGTCAGGTCCATATGCCCAAATGGTTTTAACACCAATTGTGCCTGTTCCTGTCTTGTAGAACTGAATGCCGTCGTTTTCAAAGTCGAGTTGTGTGTTCAAGTCATCAACGACTTCTTGAACTAAGTAAGTCCCTGTCAAGACAACCAGTGTCTTAGCGGACAGATTGCCATTCAGTCTCCAGCGGAAGAATGAGTCTGCGTCAAACGTATATGACCCGCTCACTCCTGCGTAAGCTGATTCAATCTTTACCAATGTGCCAGCAGCAGGAACATCAACCGTGGCGGATAGTGCCTGTTCATCACTGACCGGATCGGTATCCGCAACTCGAACGATGAATAACTCATTGGCAACAAGCAAATACTGCTCGGCTGCGTAAATGAGGAACGGATCGCCAACGTCCGGGTGTGGATTGCCAAATGTAACGTGCAATTGACGGTTTGTTGCAATAAGAGTCGGCAAATTTATTGGACCCTTAGAAGCAAAGCCGACCAAGCCCGCACGGTGGAAGGACTGGTCAGGAGCAATGTAGCTCAAGTCTTTCTCAGTGATTCTAACACTTGGGCTAATGGTGTTAGAAGGCGGGAACCCCTGTAGAATCGCCATAGTCTTATTCTCCCTTTCTTAACTTGTTTGGTATGTGCCTTGTGGAAATCAATCCATCCTTTTCTGCTCTATCTATGTATTCAGTTGATCTTTCATCTTCGAGAAGATAAATATTTTTTCCGCAACCTATTCCTGGTACATTCAATACCGTGAAAGAGCGTGGAGCCGTCCTCGACCTTATGACTAATTGAACCGGAAACTTCTGTTTGTTTTTTATTTCTAGCATTCTAATTCCTTGACAGATTCTTCTATTCTCGCCATAACCTCAGTTATTTCTTCCTCGGTCATACCGTCAACAAAGTCAATCTTCATTTTTAGGACTGCCTTCTTGCGTTCAATCGGTTGAGGTATATAGGTCTGAGCCGTCATATTAAATTCGTATTTAATTACTCTAATTGCTTGATCGCCCGGCTCAACTTCCAGGTTGTTAGCAATAGAGTCCAGCTTGACCATGACCTCCCAAGGGACACCTGTTACTCGTATGTATGCCGCATGGCTGAATTTTGTTAGAATTTGTTCCACTATCTGATTCATATCTTCACGGTACATGGTCCATGCCGTGATTGAATAGCCAATATTTACTGGAACGCCTCTTGCCAAACCGAATATGGTGTCTTTGTTATATTTTTCGCTAATCGCCAAACCTGGACGACCATTGCTGCTGTTGCGAAATAGATTGATTGCTTTGTGGTATGTATAGCGATCAAGATCATAATCAATTTGCGTTTGCGTCAAAGCCAGCAGTGGCAACTTGAGACGGTCAACAACTAATGTCTCGTCCTTATGAACATTGTCTTGCACGATTGCAGCAACCGCTTTCTCTGGCGGTCCTAACATCACAGGGATTGGCCAAGCCTTGCCGTCCTCGTCAATGACGACAATGTTGTTAAACATATCCAACATGGCTTCATCTGTGCCACGAATTGATTTAGAATAACGATAGAGGACATTCCGCTCAGGATTCTCCAGATCGTTAATAATGAAACCACGCTGCATCGGGTCGCAGTCAACTCTGGACCCGAAGCCAGTTTTTTTCATTGTTTCGTCTTTGAGGAAATTCAAACTGTCGTCATTGATTCCTCTTCGATTGTCTGCGTCACGTTCTGGGTCTTTGCCACAGTACGGAGGAGAAGGATCGAGATTTACGTCCGCAGGAATTCCTGGCACAGCGCAATTGTCCAGATTTCTTTGCTGATGATTTGGGTTATTGGTGCTGCTCATTGTTTCTCCTATAATTAGTTATTCAGGTGAAAGTCAAATATGGATAAGCTCGAAATCAAATATCGGTCGTGGTACAAGGGCGTTCCTCCTCGACCAATCAAACTTCAAATTCCCGGCTGGGCTGGTGAACCTAACGATCATGCCACTGGCGACAAACCACAGCCGTGGCATTGTCCACCATTCGTTGATGGTGCCACTTATGGACTGGAACTCTGTTACCCATTTGAAACAGAGTGCCGAGTCAGCATGGTTAATGACCAAGTTGTATTTGATGGTGATTTCACCGAAGAACAAAAAGAATGTCCCGATGTTTCTTTGCCGCCTTTCATGTGTTTCGCACCAGGACACTTCGGCATGACTTCGGCCCTCGATATTAAAGTGCCGACAGGGTACATTCTTAGAACAGAATGTCACCCAAGGTACTACACTGATTCCACATACACAGTTCCCTGTTGTTTGCCGGGCCATATTCAGACCGAATGGTGGCCCAAAATCTTCTTTGTGGTTTTCAAAAATCCCATGCCAGGGCAAACTCTAATCTTTAGGAAGGGCGAACCATACGGTCAGGCTCTCGTTCTTCCCAAGAAGGTCAGCTATGACATTAAAGAAATGACTATTGCTGAAGCAACCCAGCGTGCAACAACTGATGACAAGCTAGGTAAATATTGCAAGAGATTTGTCAACAATGATTGGCATGACCATTTGGGCCATAACTTTGATGACAAATACAAGGTGCTAAGTGCTGTTTTCAATAAGAACGGTGCAAAAGGCGTTCAAGAGTTTATTGATGCCGTAGCAAACAAGATTGAAAACAAAAAGAAATTCCGTGGCAAATTGGTCATGAAGAGGAAAGATGAAGGCATTCAAGATAAAGAAGAGAAGTCATAGGCAACCAGTGTTCATCATTGGCCCGCCTATAACTTCTTTCCCGAAACCGAAATTACCACAAATGTTCTTTGGCCGTGTTCACCAACCAGCTTTGTTCAAGCCTCAGCCTACCTTTGAGGTTGTCCAGGTTGACCGGGTTGACCCGGCTGACCCTGTGGTTGAGCCTGCGGCTGTCCTGGACCTGGAGAAGCCGGAGCTTGCGGCGATGCTGGACTTTGTTGTGGGGAACCTCCAGGCTGGATTCCAGCGGCTTTCTGGAATTGTTGAAACGCCTGCTGAATTTTCTGGTCTTTAATGCCAGAGATCGTCTGGAACGCCTGAGCAATTTTAGGATCAGACATTGGGTTCGGAGGCACTGGTGGTGCGGTTTGTCCACCTTGTATTGGTGCAGCCGGTGCATTCGGCTGACCTGGGGCTGGTTGTCCAGGAGCAGCACCAGGAGCCGGAGGAGCGCCAGGAGCGGCTGGTGGTTGACCAGGAACGGGAGGAGCGCCAGGAACGGCTTCCTTTAGCATTTTCTGATAGAACTGATAAAACGATTTCATTGTGGTCCTCGATTAAACGATTTTGATTTTCAAATCTGGTTGTTTTTGTGTAACTTTGCCTTCGCCTGTTACCACGTCTTCCTGGAATCGTTGGCAAATCAGTTCAATACGGAGTGCGCCCCATAGCTTGAACTCGCCCAGGTTTCTTTGAACAATAACCCAATTCTCTCTAAGGTGTGGGGTAAACAACCTTGATCCAATTTTGGGTGGATGCCCGACGTTCTGGAGTACAGATCGGTAGTTAAGCTCGAATTTCATTTCGTCGGGGGCATCAATGCCAAACTGATTGATTAGGTTTTGTGAAGGAATTGGCTCGTAGTTACACCATAATTGAACAGGGTTGTTTGAAAACAATTTACCACGAGCTTCCAAATACACCGGATCAATCATGTTAGGGGTGATAACCACTTCATAGTAGTAAAGCGGCGATCCACCCCGTAAGATCGCTTCTTGATCCCACAGATTGAAAAGATCGTGCGTTCGATCATTTGGATCAAACATCTGCACGCTTCCACGCAATTGATACGGTGTTCCGTCTAAGTTCTTCAGTCCCATGTTGGTATATAGTTTGTTAGTCTTGGAATGTACACAGCGGAAATTTGGAAGCGTAGTGCGCAAACGAAAAAAACCCATCCTTTTCAGGATGGGTTTTCATAAATTCAATAGTCAAAGCTGAAAATCAATTAAGTGTAAAGCGTGGGGATATTGCGATCTCGCCACCGCCTGCTGGCAAAGTGTACGGAGCCGTGGAAAATCTTTCCACCCACAATAATCTAGGTGTACCTTCAATTGTAGTAACGTAGTATCCGTAAATGGTCACACCTGTCGTAAATGAAAAAGTATGCTCGCTGTATACTGCGGAATTTACACCAAATGAAGAAGTAGTGGTCCAACCGCTCCCTAACATTGTATAGGGGATATAGCCAGTTGGGGCTGTTGCTTCAGTGATATTTGCAGCCAAATCGGTTGTTTTACCGGGCGTCAAATTATTTGTGAAAAGGCGAAGCAGACGTTGACCGCCCGAAGGGGCAGCACCGCCGTCTTGCCCAATCATGTTCACAATGTATTGAAGCATGAGAACATCGGAAATATTTGGAACCACTAGCGACATAATTCATTCTTCCTTTTTCTAATCACAAATCGACGTATATATTGCATGACACTACGCAATAAAGACGGTAGCTTATATAAGCTCGCCGCACCAAATCCGGTTATGAAGACCCAAGAAACATGGGAAGGATTCACAGTCCATAATATGCAGTGGGATGGTGAAACCGCCAAAGACACCAATCAAGTTACCCCTTTAACATCCGATTTTGATGTTCGGGACACCTTTTTGTCTGCTTTAGACAAGGCCAAAGCCGAAATTAAGGTGTCTGAGGCCAAAACGGAATCCACCCCACCTCAAGTTGAGAGAAAGCCTGTCGTTCAACCCGACTTACAAAGAGAAGAACTCAGAGCATCTACAGACAGCGGAATTGAAAAGACATTTATTCATTGTCTGCCCGCTGTTTTGAGAACCAGGAAAGATTCCCTTTATGGCGATTCTTATACTACTGTCCAATATGGAAAACCAACTTCTTTTGAAGGCGTCATCCTGAATCAACAAGATTTGTTCATTGAAGTTTGGACTGATGCTGATTCAATCAATGCCGGGTCCATCCTTTTTCCAAAGCAAGGCTACAAACGATGGTGGCGAGTCCAGGGAAAAGAACAAAAAGGAGGGGGCTGGGTCTTATCGGCAACGCCTTCAGATCACCAGCCCTCTTTCGATCTATGACTTTCCTGGCGGTACAATCCGTGCAACCAGTCCTGCTTTTTGAAGTTGCTCTCTATGGTCGTTGACAGCTTTCAAATAAGCCATCTCGTAAATGTCACCGACCAATTTCATAAACGCAGTAAGGTCGCTCTCTGTAAGGAGGGTGACTCCCATTCTTTCAATTATTTGTTCATTCTGTGCATATCTTTCTTGCAGCACTTCAAACATTGTCTTCTTTAAGTAATGCCCACGGGGGTTACTCATGTAATCCATCCAACTTGCCATTATGATCCTTCCCTTATTGATTTTTCAAGATTTGCAACAGCCGAAGCGTACTCGTGTGGCTGGTACTTATCCTTGCTTGTGTGGAAGTAATTGAGCAACTTCTTCTTCTGTTCTGTTAAATCTGATGAGTGATTTCTCAAGTAATGTGGATGGTGAGCAAGACCAAGCCAATTCCTTTTTTCAAATAGATCATCAACACTTTCCGTAGGCGTAGGAACTTGCTGTGGAGCCGCAGCCGGGGCTGGCGCTGTAGGAGCAGGAGCTACTGCTGGTTCTGGCTGTGCCTCTGGTGTTGTTTGATTCTGACCCTTTCGTTGAGCAATCTTGTCTTTCAAGGTCGTTGGCTTTATCGGAGGCGTAATTTCTGCCTGTGCCGTTGTCTTTGTCGGAGGCGTAATTTCTCTAGCCGCTGGTGATGCCGCTGGTGCTGCCGCTGGTGATGCCGCTGGTGCTGGCAAATTAAAGCGTCGATTGATTTCAGCCTGAACTCGGTCCATTACATTGGTGTTGTCCTTGCCGACAATTTTATTTAGAATAAGTTCTTGTATAAAGTTGCCATATTTTGCGCCCCGATTTGCCAGCAACTTGGATTTCATCTCATCTTTTTCTTCAAAATCAGCTTCTTCCATATTGTCGAAGTAAAATTGCAAGTAATGCAAAGCACTCTTTAACTCTTTGTCTGATTCTTGATCGTCATCAACAGGATGAATCTTTCCAGCATCACCTGAGCCGACTTCTATTGCTTGTTTTACCAAGGGGTGATTTTGGAACGCAGACATCAATTGTTCGGATGTTCTAAGTCCATCTTCATCAATCCAGCCCTTAACCAATCTCTCTGCGGTTTCTTTGGCCTCTTCTTGCGACATTCCGGTGTTTCTATACAGAGTACCAAGTGTGTTGCCTAAGAATAACTTGAAGTCAATTTGCGAGTTGATGCCATCACGAATCATTTTAATGATGTGAACACCAGTTTCATGATTGCTTAGTTCTTTTGCTGTATGAGTAAGATCATCGGCCTTTGCTGCATCTTGTTGCATTTTCCTTATAGCGTCACGCATAACGGAAATGTTGTACGGAGTGGCCAATCCACTTGTGTCCCATTCACGCTGGCCTTTGCCACGCTTTTTTTTGCCAATCTTGCCACCACTAGATGCAACTCGACTCATGAGATCATCTTCAATGTTGGCATCTCCACCACCACTAAAGCTGACATTGCGAGAATCAGTGCCACGATTTATCATCCTCATACGACGAGGACCACCGCCCTTGCCTTGGTCTTTTTGTAATACAGTTGTTATTTTGTTGTATGCAAAACCCATACGGCCATCTGGCGTGAGTAGATCAGGGTCGTCCATAGCTTGAAGCATTTTTGTAACGATGTATGAGTGGAACCCTTCAAGATCGTGCTTGAAAATTTCTCTTTCATGCGACGTAGCGCCACCACAGGCATCTGACCATAGACACTTTTTCATGCCTTTGGCAATGTCTTCATAGAAAGCTCCATTTGGATCAGGCGTTATTTTGCCATTTTGATCCATGTGAACTCTTTGTTGACTCTGAAATATTTTGTCATAAGTTTCTTGCCATTTAGGGTTTCCTCTAGTCATGTGCAAGACTTGTTCAGAATCATGGTTAGCATCCAATGCTCCCGGAGCCATGTGTTTTTGTTTTCCATAAACATCATCTGGAACATGGACAAAAGATTTGTCATACCCTCTTAATTGGTCTTCCGGTACTTTGTAGATCGGCTGTCCAGTCTCAGGATTGTATTTCCTTCTTTCATTCCCTTGAGAATCATATTCGTGTTCGTAGTCAGATTCTTCTTTCCCCAATTCACGAAGATAATGCGCAGGATTAACGATAGGCACGTCCACAGGAACGGACTGTACTTTCCCATCTATGACCTTTTGAATCATTTGCTTTTTGACTGGCAAATAAAGAGGAGGGTTTACAAACTTCGGGCCTTTTGATGTCATTTTGATTCCAATTGGAAATCCTTTGGGAGCCACACCTGGAATCGGTGGCCCTCTAAATTCTCCTTTTTGCACTCTCTCAAAAAGTTCTGCATTTACTTGTTTGTTTACTTCTGTGCGAAGTTCAGGGTCGGTTCCTTTCCATGTTCTTCTTAATCCTGCTTCAATTTTCTTTCTTAGTTGATTTTTGACAAATTTAGCCGACCAAGTATCTTGCTTGCCTTTCATTTCTTTCCACTCGACATCTTCTGGCAGCTTTCCAAAGATGTGGCTGGCATTTGCACTTAAAAATTTACCCATTTGGAGGCTAATTGTATCTGCCGATGGAAACTTAAATCCCGAAGTTAAATGCGATCCTTTAACCTTAATTTCGTCTCCATCATCATCTAAGACTTTTTGAATGTTCTTTTTGCCATCAATCGGATCGGTCATATCAAAGCCGTATTTGCCTCGACCTTGCAGACCTGACTCTGGATGGAACTTCTCTCCAGGCGTAGTTTCCAACTTATGGTAAAGCCGATTCAAAAATGGCTTTGCCGTGAATGTTTGCTTTCTTGGTTTGGCCGATGTATCGCTAGAGGTAAGCGTAAAGCACGAGTATTCGGGTGGCAAGTTGGGCGCACATGGAACTGCTTCCTTTGGTTCGTCAACGTGTGCTGTTTGTTTTCTGATAAACTCGTGGGCCAATTTTTCAGCATGTGCTTCTTTTTGATTGCGATTCATCGCCTTAGAGTTTTGTTTTAAGTGCGCAATTTCCCAAGCTGGCACAATCCCCTCTGGATTTTTTTCCGAAGGACCAAGGTGGCTCCACTCGCCTGTTTCCATAGCAGCGACAATTGCTTGTACTAATTCTTTTTGCTTATATTCGTCGTGTCTTTTATTGTGCAAGCCCTGCACTGCTCTAAACAGCATTTCATATCGAGCTTTCTTCGCATTTACCCAAAAATCATGCGGAAACTGTCGTAGGAATTCAAGATCGTCATCGTCAAATTTAATTGGCATATCATTGCGAATGTGGTGACGAATAGCCATTTCTGTAACGAAACAGTCGGGCCTAAAGTATCGGGTTGCTTTTTCTTCCTGGAATTTTTGTTCAAAAAACCCACGGAATGTTCTTGTGATTACAGCCATAGTCCTACCTTTACGAGTTTCACTCATGCTCCTGATATATAGATTACCATGATGAATAATATGCTTTTTATCCCACGACCGACCAAGGACCAATTCTCACAACTTTCCTGTGGACAGGGCTGCGGAGATTTAGGCCCTACTGATCCTTTAGATAAGATAGGTCCACGCAAAAATCGAGGAAAAGTGCGTGGTCAAATCAAAGAATATGTCCTAACAATGCTCGGCGCTCCAGTATTGCCGCTTGAATTGGACGATCAGCAGATCGAAAACTGCATTGATTTCGCTCTACAAATATTTGAAGATTACGCCCCAATGGAATACTTTCAGTATCACACCTTCTATACGGTGCCAGGGCAAAGCGTCTATCAAATGCCACCAGATGTTGGCTTCATTAGACAAATTTCCTACAAAGAAACAGCAAATTATGCCTTCTCAGCCTCCGATCTCGGTGGCGTAATTCCTCTGGATTACATGGGCGGCGGGGCTTATGGTTCAGTTGCTGGTGGTATAAATCCGCAACAGCCAGTTTGGGGCAAGATGTCGGATTGGGTTTTGTACAAGCAATACGAGGATATGTACAATAGAATCTCTGGGCAGCAAGGTGGTTGGGAATTCCTCGGTGGCTACAACCATATTAAGCTGTATCCAATTCCATATCGCAGCTATCCTGTAGCAGTTCGGTATCTTCAAAAAAAACCAGATTTCCGCATGGTAACTCAAGCAATGCAGGAAGGTGCTTTGGCATTTGCCAAGATTGTATTGGGTCGCATTCGTAGTCGTATTGCCAATCCTCCTGGTCCCGGTGGCGGCGTTCAGTTGGATGGGCAGGCAATTCTCGCTGAAGGTCTTCAAGAGAAGAAGGATTGGGAAGAAAGATTGCTTACTAGATTTGGCGATCTTCTTGGCCCAAGAATGATGTAATGAGACGAAGAAAAAATGACATCAGTGCTTTTTCTTGGTATGGCGGTAAAACTTGTCACCTTGATTGGCTATTGCCCGTAGTAAACAATACTAAGCATAAAGTTTATGTCGAATCTTTTGCTGGCTCTGGAGCGATCTTGTTAAACAAGATTCCCAGCGAAGTTGAGGTTTATAATGACATTTACAGCGAAGTGGTCAATTTCTTTAGAGTATTGAGAACCCACCCTAAAGAACTTATTTCATTGTTGGAATTGACTCCTTACTCTCGTGAAGAGTTTGCCATTTCTTGCACTGAGCAAATAGACAGTCCGATTGAAAAGGCTCGACGCTTTTTTGTGCGAGCAAGGCAAGTCAGAAGTGGATTAGCAACCAGAGCAACTCCTGGTCGTTGGAGTTACACAAAAAAAGATGCCCGTCAAAAAAGAGCATTGCCTGTGAATCAATGGCTGGGAGCCATAGAAGGGCTTGAAGATGTCTGTAGCCGAATCAAAGATGTTCAAATCGAACACATTGACGCATTGGACGCAATACAAAGATACGATACCCCTGATACACTACATTATGTCGATCCCCCTTATTTGATGAGTTCCCGATCTGGTGGTGAAAATTATCGGCATGAATTCAGTGACGAACAACATCTAAGTTTGTTGAATTTGTTGCTTACAGTGCAGGGCAAGGTGGTTCTTTCTGGATATATAAATGAGTTGTATTCCACGACATTGGCAGGCTGGAAGGAATCAAGAAGGGCTTCGTGTTATGCGAATTCGACTCTCCAAAATGGCAAAAAGAGTCAAAGACAAGAAGTCATTTGGACCAATTTCGACTGCGAACTAAGCGATAAAGGATGGGATTCATGAAAGATTTTCAAGCATGGCGAAATGAACAAAGCACCGACACGCACACCGAACTCAAGGTAGAGCGTGAGGACTTCTTGCGTATTTGCCAAGAGTATTTTGCCACAACCCTACGGGGCGGCATGAAAACCCACCATGAATATCTGGAAGAAAATCTAGTCGAAGCTGTCGAGACATCCAGATATGCAATTGAAGTTAATTATCGCACTACCTCGAAGGAATCCTTGGAAGGATTTGCCAAGATATGCCTTGGATATGTAAGTGCTGCTCTGAAAAACCACGGATACCACACCAAGCATGTCTTTACGGAGAAACCCCTCCGTCTGCTTGTCTCGTCTCGTAATTGGGATGATGGCGAATGGACGGGGGTTGTGACCTGGAATACAGATCATAATTGTTTTGTCATTAGCAAGGGCTTTTATAACAAGGACCGTCGTACTGTATCCGTTCAGCACGCTCAGAAGTGCAACGGAGATTCAGCGGCAGAGGTTACGAAGGAATTGCACAACATGATGCACCATCTGAAGGGACAGCCAGATCGTCATGTTGCGAAAATGAAACCAGTGCCATTGAAGAGAGGTCCAAAGGGATAATGAACCACGATATTTGCCAACACTGCGGAGCGAACATAAACGAAATCGCTCAAGAACTTCCGCTTTGCGATATTTGCAAACAATGGGGAATAACTCGCCAAGAGATATATCCAACTGTGGCAGATATGGCAGAGCAGTTTCATCGCATTGGCAAGGGCGGCACCAAATATTGGGGTCGATTGGGCGCTGGCATCGTATTCACCGATGGAGATAAGATTCTTTTGCTAAAGAGAGATGATTCTGGCGACTACGCCGGTCATTGGGGCATTCCAGGTGGAAAGGCAAAAGAAGGCGAAGCACCGCTTGATGTGGCTCACCGAGAATCCAGAGAAGAATGTGGAAATGTCGAAGGACAACGCTTCGGACATTTCCATTCCAGAGACGGCGCACACCACTTCCACACATATCTGATGGCAGTCGCAAAGCCTTTCGACGTACAGCTTTCAAAAGAACACGATGCGTCAGAATGGGCGTCTTTGGACAAAGTGGATGGGATGAAATTGCATCCCAAATTCAAAGAGGCGTGGCCCGGCTACTTGCGAGCGATCAGGAAGAAATTCCCAAATAAGACTTCATTTGCTGATTGGTGTGAGACTCGCAAAGCCCAAAACTGATGGGTTTACAACCAATTCTTAACTTGACTGTTTTCCTAAATCGGGCTAGAATCTGATGTCGTAGGTGTACAACAGATATTTTTTAGAGCAGGGACGCTCAGAGGAGCAAACCCATGCTTGCCAAGCTCGTATGCGAAATCGTTCAGTCCCAGCCAGATGGCCTCAAGCACGTTGAAGTCGTCAAGTCCGTATTGCGTAGCGGATATAGGCACCAAGGCGACCAGCCGCTTTCTGCGGCTGTCTACGAGACTCTGAAAAGTCTTGTGGTCAGTGGCGCAATCAGCCGCATTCAAGATGATCTCATGGAGCGGCGATATAAAACAATCGGGGCAACCACCGATTGTCACGATGATTGCCCCGATGAGATTGGAATTAGCCGGAATCGAATGCTTACAAAATCGTATGCGTAGTCGCTTCTCGGATTTGAGTAAGCGTCTGATCCACCAGAAGTTCGCCGTTTCTGAAAACGAACTGCAACTGGTCTGGACGAGGATCGGCCTCACTCACGGTTTGCAACACCTTGCCATGTGCGCCCGCCTCTGACCACACCAGCTTCAGTCGTCCAGCTTTGGACTTCTTGCCGCCGTCCGTGACAGGCTGCTTGTAAACGTCTCGGACTTCCTCGCCAACGACCGCCGAAGAACACTTGAAGGCGAACCGTTGCGTATCCCGGTTGAGTTTCTGGAGCAATCCACCACCCGAACCGAAAGCGATGTTGTCAGCCGACCAACCAGCCTTCTCCATAGCCGAGAGAATCAGGTCGAGCATCTTGAAGTCGATGCCGTCTCCCTGGATAACTCGAACCTTTGGGTGCAGGACTTTATATCCCTTTGAGTTGACGGTGACTCCAAACTTATCGCCGAGAATATCCAACACCTTAACCACAACGGTCGGAGGATCACCGGAGTCCGGGCGAACAACTAGCACGCCATCACGGGCCAGAACTTCGTCCTTGAGGACGCCGCCCCAAATGTTGGCACAGCAGTTGAAAATATCGTAGCTGTCGCTCACCGTTGCCACGAGTCCGTCTGGATATTGCACCAGCATATTGCGGCAAGCATCGACTTCGTGTTCACGACCCCACGATGTAATCGTGCTGTGTTCAGCAGCCGGAATCGAGAAGCCAGCACATTCTTGATCGTACTGTCCGTAAAACTCGTCATGGAAAACCAATCCTGGTGCAGTATCGGTTCCTCTGAAATTCAGAAGGTGTGCTGCGCCGCCGATTGCTGCTTGTTCGGGACAAGTAACTCCACGGAAGCCAAAGTCGTGCAACTTGAAGTCAACCAGTGAAGTGTCGCCGGTCAGGGCAAGGTACTTGAGGATGACCTTTCTCATCGCTCGGCTTTGTGTAGCCACCGTCGAAGGATACCATACCTGAACCAGAAGGGTTTCCAGGTAGTTAGTCAACCAAGCCACCTTGTCATCGGTATTTTCCACCGTCATCAGGACGTTGGATTCGCCAACTACGGTTCCTTCGGGAGCCGCTTTGATTTCGACTGGAAGACGACCGCCGTGGGCGTTCAGGATATATTCCCAACCTTCACGGTTGAAGACCTTGCCGCCGAAGTGTCGGTTGAATAATCGTTCCGCTCGGTCGATTTTCTCGGCGGTGACGACCTGTCCAACCAGATATTGCTTCAGCCAATATTGGAGGCCGAAAAAGGTCGTGGCGGGGTGAACTGACCCGGAACGGGACTCGAAATACGAGTAAATGCGACGTGTTCCAGGTGGATATTGCTTCCAATGGCTGATTTTGTACGAGTCAGAAAGCCAACAGATGTTGTTGAGCCAATTCAGGTTCATTTTCGGTTCGTCCTTTCTTGGGAATACCTTGGTTGGAAAGATTCTACCACGAAAGGTGCCGTTTGTAAATTTAGACTATGACTTGTTGGGCGATCCACGCAATTTTTTCGGCGTGGCCAAATATGATCTTGGGAAATTCCACCGGCAGTTCGTTAAATGAACTGCGAGCCGGGTCAAGAATTGATTTTACCTTCTCGACCAAACGGTTGTAATAGAATTCGCCGTCTGTTTCGTTCTTGACTGCCTGAATATTGGTTTCGCCTGTTCGATCAAGAAACTGCACGTCGCTCGCAAAACTCAACCAGAAACAAAGTTTGCCTTCTTGGTGTAGCTTTAATGTCTGGAATTCCAACAAAAGGTCTTCGCCCAATAATTGGTCTTCATCGTATGCAAGTGTCTCGGCAAATTTTCGACTGTAGAATACATGCCCGCCCAGATTGTGAGCGGCCCCTCTATTTGTAAACATATCATGTTGTGCTGGACCGTAAGTGTACGGCAAGGGGAATATATTGTCGCCCCAACAACAGGCGTGTACGTTATCTGCTATTTGAACCGAGTTGTTACTATAGTTGTTGATTTGATCGGATGGCTTGACGATCAGCAAATCGGTTCCAGGATGATGCTTTAGATGTCGTTCTATTTGAAGGCCCGCACTCGGATAATACAGGTCATCACCATCGACCATGCACATTCCATCGTATTGAGATTCCCTGAAGAACTTCAGGCATTGATTCTTGCCTGCGGCTGGCGTTCCTTTAGATGGTGTGATCTTGTATTGAACTGATTCTTGATCGCACCACTCTCTGAATTCACTAATGAACGCAGAGTTCAAAGAATTGATAATAGCAACAACCGAAAACTCAACTTCGGTTGTTGGCATCATATTACGAACGGAATTGACGGCCCGAATTGCCTTCGGAACGTCTCGACTGACCAGTGGGCAAACTACAACTTTCATTTCGATTCTCGGCCTTTATCTGGCGTCGGGTCTTTTACGACACCATAACTGGCTCTGCCATAATGATCTTCAGGGAGATATTCTGTAATGGGCAACCCTTCCGGGGTTACGAATAACAGACAGTGACAGAACTTGTATTTTTTCATTTCATCGCAAGCACAAATCCATTCACGGCTTCTTTCAAGCTCGGCTTTCTTGTCCGGGTAGAAATTACATGGACACAAGGGCCTGCCCAAATCATCCATGTTCTGAGCAAGCCCTTGAATAACCGCATCGGGAATATCCTTTTCAGGATGACCGCTAGTGCCTGTCTTTTCCCGATATTTTTCGACGTACAACTCAATACGCTTCAGAGATTTTTCAGTCGGCATTTTTCTTTCCAAGTTTGCTGGCTGCATAGCACGTCTGAGTATATCCTTCGAGGCTTTCACCACAGTCTGCCCACCAACCGTCAATCTTGTGAGCGTGGAGCTTTCCAATGTTCAAGTAACGGTTGTTAAGATCGGTGATTTCGAGTTCATTACGCTTGGACGGCTTGAGGGTTCTGATGTAATCCCACACTCCTCCATCGTACATATACAACCCTGTTGCAATCAAGTTGGACTTCGGCTCTTTTGGCTTTTCTTCGATGCCAATTACCTTGCCTGTTGCGTCCGTTTCGACTACGCCATAACACTCTGGATGTTCTACCGGCGTCAAGAAGATGTGCGCCCCATCTGGGTTTGCCTCGAATTCAGTGACAATCTGAGGGACAGGGTTCTCGTAGATATTGTCGGCCAAGATTACTGCAACTGGTTCATTGTCGGCCCACTCCTCGGCCAGCGACAAAGCGTCGGCAATACCTTTGGCTTCTTTCTGGTATGTGTAATGAAGATGCTTCAGTCCAAATTCTTCGCCGTTGCCAAGAATCCTGAGAAATTCACCAGCGGCGTTGCCGCCACATACCAAAAGAATGTCTTTAATGCCGCTGCCCACAAGCGTTTGAATCGGCCAATAAATCATGGGTCGGTCATACACTGGCAATAAGCATTTGTTGGTTACTTTTGTCAAAGGATGAAGTCTCGTACCCATCCCGCCTGCTAAAATAATACCTTTCATTCTGTTTTCTCCGATAAAAAGGGTGGACAGAATAAAGGAGTGTTCAAAAACAAAATCCAAACGCCACAACTATATAACTCTTGAAGGACACTTCAAAACAC